CAGGTAGGTTAGCACCACCATCTTCAATAAGAGCAACATCAATTGCTCCGGCAACAGCAGCACCAGTAACAGCAGTACGGGTATTGTTGGCAGGAAGAACGATTGGCATGAAGTCCGAAGAAAGGAATCTTAGAACATCATCGGTTGGCATGGTATACATGTACTTCCAGATGTATCCAGCACCAGATGTCTCGGTATAAAGACCAGTTGCAGAAGCATAGTTACCACCAGCAGTTTTTGGTTCTTCAGTTGCGTTTTGTCCAGTTGGATTCGCAACATTTTCGCCGTTATATAAGCACTTAAATACTTCATAATCCGAGTTCATTAGGTAGAACTTGGCATCAGAGATACTTGTCTGGTTTGTACCTGTTTGCTTACCAACTTGACCACCGCCACCAGGAGTAGCAGAGTAATCAGGTTTCCACATATCAAATTTAGGGTTCGCAACTAAATCCCAATTGTAACGACGGATAACTGTTCTTGCAAAGGCATCAGTAATACGCTTCGCAGCAATGAGTTCGTCATATACAGCAATTTTTTCTCTCTGATTATCTAAAGGAAGAGGCGGAACATCTTCTGTTGCGTAACGATAAACGCCGGATTTTGCTACAGCACCAGTATCGCTAGAACCAGCGTCAGAAGTTTCTTTTAGATCTGAACCAATGGGGGGAACGGAATTTGTGCCGTTGCTGCCAAAAACGTCGGTAAGAAGGAGGGCACTATCATAAACTGCAGCAACGGTGGCACGGAAAGCAGTTGAACCATATGTTCCAACATATACTTCATTTCCGACAGTGAAGTTAGTACTTCCTTTGGAATATACTTCTAGATATGCTTTCCATGCTTGAGGACGCCCAACAAAGAAATACATTCTTGTGCGCTCGGCACTTGTTTCACTGGGTCCTTCTGTCAAGGATTCCAGGAATTGCTTCGCGTTAAAAATACGAAACTTATCAGAGATAATAGCAGCCATTGGTTTTCTGTTCCGACGTAGGGTTTGTGCCTGAGTTATTTATATTTATACCGTTATTTATGAAATTGTAAACGGAACCAATTCTTCAGCAGAATTGATTGAATTTGGTCCACTATAGAGAGTACAACCATCAAATTGGGTTTCTGTTTTACTTGTGTATTGGATTACAGTTCCTCCACTAGTAAACAAATATCCATTATTCGGGAAGTATGTTGTATCTTGTACAACAATTGAACCACCAATAGTTCCATTAGAAGAACTAATAGCAACTGGGTTTTGAATTGATGGAGGCATTAGAGTAAACTTATCGCCCACTAAAGTATAACTAGAATTTCCGCGTTCGGCAAAATCGTTTACTGTCAATGATGGATAATAACTAGTCAATTCTAAGATACTTAAACTAGAAACATTACATGCTCCATCATCAAATAAACCATCAAAATGTTTAATTGTGTGACCAAGATTTGTTTTTGTGTAGTTACCTACATATCCCGTATCTTCTCCAAATGTCCTGTTTGATATTAAGATCTCTGTGGTATTTCGCTGTGTAACATAATATCTACCATTGATATCAATTAAATCAACTTCCCCAATTCTTGTTTTAATTGGATCAACGACAAAAACACTTTCCTCGTATCCATCGACTGCTCCACTTGGAGGAGTGATGAGTAATACCTGCAACTCTTGCTTGGTTATATCAAGTTCTGATTGAACAGTTTGAATTGTATTTTTGAAGTTTGTTTGTCTGACTGATGTAGTAAATGACTGAATATTACTAGATGGTGTTTCTAGTTTGTAATTTACAACGGTTTCTACACTCGAAATAGATGCGACATTAAATTGTGGTTGAATATTCGCAATTGATTGTCTAGAAACTTTCTGAACTTTAACTGTTGGTGTTATAATTTGTTTTTGTGATTGACCTGCGGCAAACACTTTAGCACCAGCATTAATTGTAACCAGACTGGATTCAGACTCAACAACAGTGATACCACCATATGTCAAGGATACTGGATCTGGAATCTGTCGTAAGAATGTTCCAGCAATCCACTCTTGAGCAGTAGTATTCTCTTGACCTCTTTCTACATTTAAGAAACGATCATTAATCTTGCGGAAATATCGAACAATTTCTGTTCCAATAAGAAGATATCCATTGGTTTTAAATTTATCTGTATTACCAACATAAATGACGGTATCATTAATAGTTAATGTAGTATCTAAGAACGCACCAACTTCAAAATAATTGATGTTGGTAAGAGCAGTGTTGTTTATAACATTAGCAATACTAGAAGTTATTTCTCTTGCTGCTGATGTTGTCAGTGTGGAAGAAGAATCAATACCAACAATGTATGGAGTACTAATACGAACATTAATTACTGTTCCACCATGGAATGTGTCAACTGGTGCTGCTTGCTGCTCTGTATGGAAAGTAGTTAATACTTCATCAAGTTTTGCAGATAGATCTTCACTGACAGTTTCTTCAGCAGGAGTAATTATATCAATTAATTTGGTATCAATTATCAGAGGACTGTCAACTAAGGTTGAAGTAATAGCTTGAACACTTGCTGCCTGATTACTAATAACATCAATACTGGTAAAGATTACGCTCAGTCCTAAAGACTGCTCTAAATTCATTCTGGCATTGATTAGAGAAACTCCAATATCAGTTTCTTCTAGAACATCATAACGTCTGGCAACAACAACTTTTGGTGCTTTTGTATATCCAGACCCACCTTCGATTAGTTCTACACTAATAACCTGACCTTTACTGACAAGGACCTGTGCCCTGGCTCCACCGCCTTCTCCATTTTCAGGAATAAAATTAATTACTGGCGGAGTATAATATTGATAAGCAGTCGGTTGTGTGATGGGATCATAACTACGTTGATTCCAATCCAAATCTACAACAACACCATTTTCAATTTTAGCAACAATACTAAGACCTTCGCCTCTTGTTATTCCATTATATGCTTGAACTTCAACTTGACCAAAATAACTATTTGATACTTGCTGTTGACTTCTTTGTTCCTTACTTGTTAGTTTTGATGGGAGTTCTTTAATTTTTCTGAACTTATCTTCACCCTCAACTTTTATTAGACTATTGTTTGAAAGACTTATAAATGGATTTTTATATACTTTTCTCCAATAAGTACCACGCCAGTTTTGATCTATTCCTCTAAGAACAGATCTGCCATCATTATCAGTTTCATATACAATTGAAGAACCAGATGAATTTAATCCAACAATGGTATTAATTTCATACTTTCTTGCTATAGAGAAATATACATCTCTTCCCTGAATTAAATCACACTTATAACCAAACACTTTTAAACTTAGAGTTGATCCAGAAACTGTTGGATCACTAACTTGTCCAATTACATTATATGTTCCATCATCGTTAATTTGATAGGCATGAATTGGAGATCCTCTTCTAATACCCATCCATCTATTTCCTAAGAAATCGGAAAGACCTGACGTAATTTCTAAATTAATAACACCATTTAAGTAATATAGATCTGTATTGAAATCAAACAAATTCAGAACTTGTCCAACATCTCTACCATAAAGGTATCTCATGTCAACTTTCATCTGTTCTGTAATTGGAAATTTGAAGAATATATTGGGACCAGATACTGTATACGAATCAATGTTTTTCTGGAGAACCCCATCAATAAACACTAATAAGTAATCTGGTTCTTCAACATTAACAACTGTAAGATCTTCTAAATCAAGAATTAAGAATGGTCCTGTTCGGACATTATTAACCAAATTCTTATCTAGAGTCATTCTCTTATAATTTCCAACCCCAATACCAACAACTTTCTCAACAGCTGTTGCTTCCCCTAATGTTCTGGCACCAGCATATTGATCCCAAATAGGAGCAATATCAAATTTAAGTTTGTTTGGAATTACTGTTCTATCGATATAATATGAATCATCTCCTGGATAATTTGCATTATACTTAGTCTCTTGTAATACAGCATTAATTGATAGTAATAGATTCTCATCTTGTTCTGTAACAACAGAACTTCCATCTTCCCAATATAATTCAAACTCTTTGGTTTCGCCGTCAATATAATCAGGAAGAGTTTTAGTAACTTCTAATTTGTTTAAAACATCGTCTAGGTTATTGTAAAGAGAATTAACAGATGAAATTACATCATTACATTCTTGTGATGGAAGTAATGGATCTGGCAATATATTATAGTTTGAATATGTAAGAGTAGCAGACCAATATCCAGGTTTGTTTGAATTGATGTTCACAATTTCTACTACACCTGTTCCTTTAGCAATGATATCTTTTACGATATCAATCATAGTAGTAATTGTAGATTCAACATCGGCACATACAGGGAATTCTGAGTCTGCAAATACTGTATTATCTGCGTAGGGAGCAATACTAGTAAAAGTTCCACTTGTCAATGTATTCCGCATTGCCAGTATCATGAGATCTCTTAACCTCTCCCATGCTGCAACTGCGGCGGTAACTTCTAATCCAGTCAGATAAGTTAATTCTTCTCCATATGGATATCCGCGATTTGTGTAGTATAGTTGAGCAAATTCAACAATTTTAGCATTTCCACCAAATCTTAAGTGATAAACAATATCATCAATTAAAAATCCTAGATCTCTAGCACACTTTGCTTTGTCTGATACAGGTAGAGCATAGTTAGCATATACAAATTCACTTACCTCTTCCTGTAAATATTCTTTGTTGTTGGCAATTAGGGTTGAAGCATCATAGTAAGTTCCATTATTAATTCCACTGAAGAAGAAAGTTGCGCTATCAGTAGAAGCAAATGATAAAGGTACTTGTAAAATATCATTTGGATTTACTGAATAATCATCACCTGGTTGAACAGCACCAATACTAGATCCTAAAACTTCACTTCCAGAAGAAGATCCACTAAGGAAAGTGGTAGATGAAGATGCTCCACCGGCACCACCAGAGTTTGCTAGTGCTGGTTTTGATAAAGTTACTTGTGTTATGCTATCAATAGAAACAACAATTGTATCTGGACTATATGCTCTACCTGCACTAATCGTCATGCCGATAGCAATATTATTGGTATTGCTAACTGTGACTTCTTTAGAACCTTGAATGAAAACTACAGACTCTTCAACATAATCCCAATTTCGGATTGCCAAATTTGCTAGATTTGTAGCATATTTGAAAATTGATAAAGATTCTGCTGAATTGTTCTTGATATACTCTGAACTGGTAGCAAAAATATTTGCATAGTCTACGAGTTTGCTGTTTCCACCAAATCGAATATCATGTTGGTAGGCATCAAGAATGTAACCAATATCAATGGTATAATCATCTAATTTTGTACTCCAATCCAATGAACTGTAGTATTGCTTACCATAACCAATTGATTCCTCAATAATAAATTTCTTATTTCTATCAATTTGATTGGCAGCATCAATCCATGTTCCACTGCGCTGGAAAATATTTCTTAATTTTCTAAGATAACGAGTATTATACTGACTATCCTTAAAGTAGAAATTTCTTCCAACAAATTTTGTTCCTTTGTATTGAGATGTATCACCAACATTATTTCCTGTTAATTTATTTCCAGGACCTAAAGGAGGTGCGCTAAAAATAATATTATCTCCACTTACAGTATATGCAACTCCTGGTTCTTGTAAAATACCATCAAGAGTAACAATCAAACTTTCTACATTAACTGGAGTAAATGGTACTCCTGTATCGTCTAGTACCTGGAAAGATGTTGTTCCTTGTAACCTACCATCTGTATCAAAATACCCATCAAATGGAGCACTAAGAGTGAATGAGAAAGCACGAGTTTCATTAAAATTAAATTCTGAGGTAGCAGCAGAACCTTGACCATTACGTATTCTTGTGTTTTTAACAGTTTGAATAGTTTGAGTTGTTACTTGCTTTGTGCTTTCAACAGTAATCTTATTTTTATTTGGATCCCATAGTTGAATAATTGAGAAAGTGTCTGCCTTTTTTTCACCAGCAACTGGCATTTCAGATTGAGCAGTTGTTTCAATGTCAACTTGCCCAAATAATTTAAATCCAGCAGGGTGTGTGGTGGATTTGATTAAATCTCTCCACTGTTCAATAGAAGTTTTTGATTTGACAACGTAAGAGTAGTCTTGGTAAAAGAAACTATCAGTTAATTTTTGATTTGCTGCTCCAAGTCTTCCTTTATCTGAAGTATAGTAACCTAAGTTATCATACGAACCTTTAGTTGTTGTGCTGAATGTTGTAATAAATGCTTTCTTGACTATGCCAGAAGCACCAGATATGTAACCATCTACAGAAACATTTTCTCTAATAATACCAACAACTTTTTCAATTTTGATTAAATTTGATCCTTGTCTGTATTCAGAAACTATTGCTCTAGAAACTTCAACTCCATCAATTGTTTGAGTTAAAATTTCTCCTTTCTGATACACTCCATTGAAATTTTTCAATGCCAAAGTATACTTTGAAGTTACTGCTGATGATACAGTTTTATCTAAATGATAACCAGCTCCATTGTTTATGATCCTCACACTTTGAGGAATTCCAATACTTTCACTTTCAGCATACAAACTTACTGCAGATTCAATAATTATAATCTCAGGAGCATATGTGTAACCAACACCGGGATTTTTAACGGTAATTGAGAATAACTTACCATCACGTTGAATTACGTTAAAATCCGCACCGGTTCCATCAGAATTTGTAATAATAACTTTAGGATTTACGTAATTTGATCCAACGATATCGATATTGACACCAGTAATAATATTAGTAAATGTATCAAATAAAACTGTTGCCGATCCTCTATATGGTTCTGAAGGATCGCAACCTAAAATCAATGGAACTTTTTTGTAGTTTTGTCCTAAATTTATTACCTTAACACTGTTGATTTCACCAATAGCAAATTGACCACTAGTGGTATATGAAACAGATCCAGAACCATCCCAAAGAGGAGTACTTAAAACATCGTATACAAAACGATTTCTTGTAACATAGTTAAGTGTCTTTGTTCCTTGTAACGGATCATTGATAACTTGTAAATATGCTCCCTCTGAATTTACAATATTATTTTTGTCAAAATAATAGAAATTAAGGAAATCTGTTCCTACTTTAGTATCATAGTTATTTTGCTCTAAAGCAGGACCAAATCAAAATTTAACTGTTGTTGATGACCCAGAATTACCAGGTAAAATTGTAGTAGCAAGTTTTTCTGTAGTTAATAAATTATAACTCTTACTTGGACTCATATCAAAATATGTTCCAATCAGAGAAGAATGTGAAGTATCAAATACGTAATTATAAAACTCTTGTATATTAATATTTGGATTTGGTGTAAATGTAGTATTGTCTTCAGAAAATTCAAATTTAAAATCAATATCTCCAACAGAAACAATAGATATTAATCTTTGCTGACTGCTTTCATCAAAAAACGATGTGCTTAATGTTATTGCTTCTGCTTCTCTCTTGTCAATACTATAATCAAATACAATAGTAGCATTCTGAGTATCTAAATCATAAGATTGAATATACCCACTGCCATTAGCAGAAGTAATTTTAAAATTATTTGAAAAATTATATCTTGGTTTGTATAAAGAAAGAGACGCTTTATTATAATGATCTACCGCAGTAGTTCCTTCTCTAGATCGAATTACTGTTAATGTATTATTATTGATAGCAGAAATTTCTACGATCTCAGATCCAATGCTTACTAAATCTCCTGTGGCAAATCCTTTTGAGGTTTTAACTTCAATGGTAGTGGAGTTAAATGAGACACCTGCATGATCAACATATAATGCTAATCTAGAAGAACTTAAAGATGCTCCTGATCTTTGTAGTTGATCATCATCTACACCAAGATAATCTCCTCTTTGGTAATCAACACCACCATTTGTAATAGTGATACTATTAACGACTCCAGCATCAGATACTATAATGTCCGCAATAGCACCAGAACCAGAACCTCCTGTAATTGGAATATCGGTATATGTTCCTGCTGTATAATCTGCTCCACCATTTAAATTGGTAAATCTTCCAATACCATTAAAATTAATTGTTGTTGTATTGGACGGTGGTGTAAATGTTACTTGCTGATATAATCTTTTTCTGATATAATATGTTTTAGTTTTGGTAGCATCATCTGGAAATATGTTAATATCAACAGAGTCTCCAATTGCTAATCCATGATCTTCTGTAGTTTCTATTAAGACAACACTTTGATTTACTTCAAATGGTTCTAAGTTATCACTCAAAGAAACTAATGTAACAATTTTAGATCCAGATGTGTTGAAAAGATTATCTGACTGAAGGTAGTAATTGTCATCAACAATCCACACACCAGACAATACTTTGATGGTAACTGTATTCTGCCTACTAGTTCCTTCTAAAATTTCGGCAGTAGCAATAGGTGCGTTGACACCATCAGTTAAACTTAATATAGCACCTTTCGTATAATTGCTATCTTGGTCTATAGTAAGAATAAAAGTTTTGATATCAGCAGAAAAAGTTCCGGTGTTATTAAAAGTTCCTATAACATTTTTAAGTACAATCAAGTTATCGTTGGTAACAGTTCCTACGATTGAACCAGATGCTCCACTTGCCGGTTGTCTTAATGTATCATCTACAAACAAGAAAGCATTTTGAATAGTTGTTAATTTTACAACTTTGTCTTCTTTACTTTGTAAGTAATTAACTCCTTTTCCTTTAACAGATGATACTAATGCATTAACATCTCTTCCCTCGGTTCCAATATTATTAAAGTATAGTTGTGAATTAACAGAGAAATTACTAGAAGAATTGTCAATAACGACGTTATCTACAGTTCCTGATCGTACTTCGGAAATAGTAGCTACTAATCCATCACCATTACCCAACATTCCAGGAGTAAAAAATCTTTTAGCATCTTTGGGAATATCGTTTTGATTAATTTTAGTAGTGTAATTACTATCTACTGGTAGAGAATAGAATTTGTCTCCTAAAACATATGGAAACTGTGGTACTTGACTACTATTAATAGTAATAAAATAAGCATATGTTCCATCAGGAAAATCTGGAGTGATGCAAAAACGACCGTTGTTCTCATCCAAAGATCCACTTTTATGAGAATAAACATAGTCATTGATAAAGGATCCTAATGGATACTCTACCGGTGAAGGTCCATCTTGCCTACTTCCAGACAAAGAATAACTAGAAGTCATTCTTACAATTGAAGAAATTTGATCTAGTGGATTCTCGTATCCAAATGGACCATAGATTGGGTTGCCATCATAAGCAAATCCCAAAATGGGAGAATGTGTTTTGTTTGTTGGTTCTGTATCTGCAGAATTTAAATTGTCGTTTAATTGAATTCTGAGTGCTTTTGGGTTAGCAACTTGACCATATCCATATTCAAGAACATTGTTTATGTTTTCAAATACATAACCATATTGTTTGTCTAAATTTGATTCTAAACTGACATAACGATTTTTATTCCACTCTTTTAACAATGGTGTTACTTCAGCACCAGATCCAACAGAAACAATTTCTACTTGAATATTTTGTTGAGTATATAATGAACCACCAGCAATTTTAGTAAATTCTACAATAGATCCGTCCCTATCAATTACTGTATTATATTCGGCAAATCTTCCTTTGCCAACACGATCAGTAATTCTTACAATAGGTGGTGTGGAATAAAATTTGCCAGGATTTTCAACGATTATACTAGTTACTTCTCCACCGGTTACAACTGCTCTAGCAACACCGTCTCTTCCAGAAGTAATCTCTACTTCAGGAGTAACTGGGAATGTGATGTCAGTATCAACAATGATACTATCAACAACTCTACCAACCATCTGTGCCCTTGCTCTTCCGGCAAGACCATCAACTACAACAAATGGAGGATTTACATATCCACGTCCTCTATTATCTACACGAATTTCTTCCAGTTTTCCAAAACGTAGACTTTCAGAATCTTTATATCCATAAATGGGAACACCATTTAATAAGATACCAACATCTCTTTTTTGTGTTTTATAAACTTCTGTTGTTGCTACAGGAGTTTTTCTAAGGATTCTAAGTATTTTTTGATCCTGGACAGGTTGTGTAACAATAGGACCGTCAAAAATGTTATGCGAAGGATAACTAGACGATGTGATATAGTAATACTGATCATCTGCAAAAATAGCAGACACATTATTAGAAATACCAGCAAGAGATTGTTCTACTGGTGTATTAGTACTCGATGTTACTGATGTTCCTGTATCCTTGATCCATCTAAGTTGATTGGTTCCGGTTAGAACAATTCTGGGGTCTGCTGTTTTAAAACCGGGTTCTGATACTTGTACAGCATCACCTGTGAATGAATACGGTTGAGAAACATCGGGCAAAGCATCATAAACAACACCCAAGGTTAGTAATGTAACATCAGAACCTTCAATTGTAACCGGTTTGTATACAAACTCACCTTGAGAATGCTCTACAGATAAACTTCTTTCGCTAATAATAAACTGAGTTACTGTCTTATCAGAAAACTTGATAATTTCATCACCAATTAAAATTTCTCCAATAGAACTCCACCCCATGGTAGAAAATACATTAACTCTATCGCCAACCCCAAAAGATGGTGCTATGCTACTTTCTAATTTTGTTTTTGTTGAAATTTGAAATTCGCCATTGACGGTTTCGGGAGCAACAACAATATTCCAGATTACTTCACCATCAATCGTACCTTGAGCAATA